CAACTTAGAATGGCTAGATATACTTTAATAGGTATGGGTGTGTTTACAGTAGCAATGTTTTTACCGTGGGTACCATTAGAAAGAGTTGAAGCTCTATCAGATGTAAGTAACTTATTTTATATATCAGGTGCTGGTATAGTAGGTGCATACATGGGTACATCAGCATGGATGAGTAAAAGAGGATGATATGGTTATCAATGGACAAGGATGGCAAAACCATGAAGAAAGTTTTGAAGAAACATTAAGAAGAGAAATGTTATCTGCAAGACAAGATTTATGGTTAGTTAAAATGGATTTAAAAGAATTACAAAAAGCCCATTATAAATTATTAAAAAGAAATAAAGAATTATTAGCAGAGCTAGCAAATAAAAAAGAATGTACATGTTAAAAATCCCAGGAGCGGAATATGTCAAGATATATACAACAGCCACGTAAGGAAAAGAAAAAAGAAAAGACTAGAACTCTTCCTAAACCTGGTTCCTATGCTGTATCAGACTTACAGGACTTAAAAAAGAAAGTTCTTATGCATCAAGGAGGTAGGAAATAATGGCTACTGAAGGATATAAAGAACCAGTTACCGATGAGCAAGTAATAAATTTAATAGATTCAGGAGTAATGAATTCATCAGGAGATTTTTTAAATAGTTCTGACTTATCTAGAGAAAGATTAAAAGCTACATACGAATATGCTGGCTTAGCTGAACATCACTTAGTTCCACAAGGAGTTTCAACAATAGTTGACACTTCTACTACTGAGGTAATTGAAGCATACACTGCTATTTTATGTGATCTATTTTTAAGTAACCATAGACTAGGTAGATTTGTACCATATGATGACACTCCAGGCTCACTACAAGCTGCAAAAGATGCAGGCAATATAGTAAACTACTGTTTATTTAAAAAGAATAATGGTTGGGAAATCTTACAACAATGGATTAAATGCGCATTATTATGGAAAAATTGTGTAATACGTTGGGATTATATAGAAGATTTTGATTATGTTTTTGAAACATTTGAAGAAATCAGTCAAACAAAATTAGATGAACTATTATCTGATGATAGTATTGAGTTAGTAGGTGAATTAAATTTTGAAAATAGAGTTACTAATGCTAATCCAGAAGATGTACTTGAACAAGAAGTAGAGTTAGTATATATTGACGTAAGAGTTAAAAAGACTATTGATAAGTCTCGAGTTAAAATAGAAATTATTCCACCAGAAAATTTTCGTATCTCAAGAGATTCAGATAGTATTGAAACAGCTAGTTATGTAGGTATTCAAACTGAAATGACTAGATCTGAAATAAGAAAATATTATCCAGAAGAAGCTTTACAAGTAGTAGATTGGGATGAGATAGGAGATTACAATGGTTATCAAGGCGCTAGTAAATACTCTTTAGATATTGCTGCAAGAAAAGAAATAACTGGTCAAGCATATTGGGAAGGTGGTAATTTACAAGATGAGGCTATGCCATTAGAAGCTAACAAAGAAGTTACTGTTACAGAGTCATGGCTTAGAGTAGATAGAGATGGTGATGGAATTGCTGAGTTAAAACATTTTATTACTATTGGTGATTATATTATATATGAAGCTGACATAGAAGAGATTCCTTTAGCATCAATTGTACCTATTGATATACCATTTGAATTTTATGGTTTGTCAATGGCAGACTTTTCAAGATCATCTACATTAGCAAGTACAGCTATACTTAGAGGATTTGTAGAAAATACTTATCTTACTAATTATAGTCCTAAGCTAGCAGATCCAAATGTAGTAGATTTTTCTGCTTTACAAAATATGAAGCCGAAACAAATTATTCCTACTAACGGTAATCCACAAGGAGCAGTAAGTCCATTAGCACCAGAAACTATTTCAACTGGAACTGTTCCATTATTACAATATTTACAAGAAATAAAAGAACAAGCTACAGGAATGTCTAAAGCAGCACAAGGTCTTAATGATACTTTGTATGTTTCAGGTAATTCTGAGCAAAAGCTTTCCGCAGTACAGTCAGCAGCCCAGAAGCGTATACAACACATTGCGCGGAGATTTGCTGAAACTGGATTTAAGCGGTTAATTGCTGGAGTCTACGAGACTATGCGCAAAAATATGAAAGGAAAACTTACATATAATTTAGAAGGCGCATATGGCACAGTAGATATGGACGCACTTCCATCAAAGATGGACGTAGAAGTTAACTTAGACATAGGCGAAAACTCTAATTCTTCTATGATTAGAAAATTAGGTAAAGTTGGTGCAGAAGTTCTTCCAGCTCTCAATAATCAAGGTGCAGGTATGGTTATAAAACCAGAAGCACCTGCTATCTTAGCTACTAAGTTAATAGAAGCAATGGATTTAGATAGTAATGATTATTTAGAGGACTATACTACTGAAGAATTTAGACAGAAGGCAGCTCAAGCAATACAGCAACAAAGTCAAGATGCTCAAGAAACTAGAGCTCGTGAAAAAGATAAATTAACTGCTGATGCGGCATTAGTAAAGGCTAATATAGACTATACAAATGCACAATCTAAAAATACATTAGACGATAATGCTAAACAATTAGCTGTGTCTATTGATAGGCATTTTCAAGAATGGGCTGATCTTGCGATTAAAGCTACAAAAGAAGGTGCTGAATTACCTCAACATCCAAATTATGCTGATATAATTTTAATGGCACGACAACTTTTAGAGCCAAAAAAGGGAGAATAAATTATGGCAACTGTAGAAACAGTAACAATAAACGCATCTGGTACAGGTGCAGCACAATCCGGAAATATAGCAACTTCTGCAGGTTCAGCTGCTGGAGTTATAATGGTTTGTAACGACACTGATTCACCGCTTACTTTTAATGTAGCAACCGGTGGTACTGATGTACTAACTAAGCAGTATATTGCTGCAAAATCGTTTTCAAGAATAACAGGACTTAATAATGGTAATCACACTTTAACTAGTGTTAAGACTGCACATGGAACTGTTGCACAAAAGAATGAAGTTGTTTACGTACTTCAAGCTAGTGCTTAAATAATTAATAAATAGTAACGCCGAAAGGGTTACAAATAATCTTGCTTAAAAAGGAGAAAACTTATGAATCAAGCATTGACTTTATTAGATCATTTAAATACATTTACACCTTACGCTGTAGGGTTTGATAGACTATTTGACCAATTAGCTAGTAGCTCTAGGACGACTAGCTCATATCCACCTTACGATATTATTAGAGAAAATGATTATAACTTTAAAATTGAAATAGCATTAGCTGGTTTTAATAAAAAAGACATAGAAGTTATAGTTGCTGAAAATGTTTTAACTATAAAATCAGTAAAAGAAAATAATCATGATAGTAAAAATATTTATAAAGGTATTTCGTATAGAAAATTTACAAGAGAATTTGCTTTAGCAGATGATATTAGAGTTGAGGACGCAAAGTTAGAAGATGGTCTTTTAACTATTAATCTAATAAGAGTTATACCTGAAGCGAAAAAACCTAAAACAATTAAAATTAATTAAAGGAGGACACTATGGATCCAATTACATTTTCAGGCGTAGTTAGTTTTGGTATCAAAGCTGTACTAGCTATTGGCCTTGCAAAGGAAGTAATTACACCAACACTCGTCATGTTATTTGGCGGTTAATATGGATAAATACCGTGAGACAGCTGAGAAGAGGCTGGGAAATGAAAAATCATACGGTAAGCATAAAATACATCCTGAAGAATTAGCGCGTCGTGCCCACGTTAAAGGGCACTTCGCATCTAAAGAACGGGATGAATTTTTTGATGAAGTATATGGCGAAGTCTTAATTGACTTATTTGTGGAATGGTTAAAAACTGAACCACATGAAACTAAATCTCGAGAGTTCCTCTACTCTTCAGCTATGGCACTTGGTAGTGTCAAAGAAAGAATGATAAACTTCGAGACATATGGAAAAAATATTCCATTCCTACAGGAGGACAATGATGGCGAATCGAGAAATTGATTACGATAAATTATTAGAAAATATTAATGAAATGATTAATACATTAGAATATGATTCAAGCAGAAGTGGTGGTAAAACTAAACTTAACTGTGATAAATTATATTATTTGTATCAATTACAACAGAGATATCATTCACTATTAAAACCTAAAAAAGAGGTAAGTAAGAAATGAGTGAACAAATAACCGAAGCAGAGGTAGCCTCTACCCCACCTATGGATGACGCTATTGCAAAGGACGGTCGAACACAAGAACAATTGCTGGCTGACATTATTTCTAATTCGGACTTCGTACCGAAAGAAGAATCTCTACCCGAAGAGCAAGTACCTGAAGTAGACCCAGGCGAATCAGAATCTGAGCAAGACCCCACAGATGAAAATGTTGATGAAAAATCTGAAGAACCTGTAAAAGAAGAAGTTGAAGAAGAAGTTGAAACTGAAGAAGTAGAAAGTGAAGGTGAGGATGCCGATGAAGAATCCGCTACCCAAGATACTACGTTATTTACTCCTGAAGAATTAGACTTAGAAGCAAAAGTATCTATTAAGATCGATGGGCAAGATGCTGAAGTTTCTTTTAATGACCTTATTAAAGGTTATTCTACTGAACAATCTCTATCAAAGAAGGGTCGTGAACTTGGTGACGCAAGGAAAACTTTTGAAAAAGAGTATCAAGATAAGTTAAATGAAGTAAAAGAAATGTCTGATGCTTCAGTAGCTATATTATATAAATCAGAACAAGAGCATGCTAAGCAATTTCATGCTATTGAAGAAAAGATTGAAAAAGCTAGAGATGAAAACGATACTTTTAATCTTAGTGAACTTAAAGATAAACGAGAACAAATTCAAAAGAAGTATTGGACAGCAAGAAACGAACGTGAAGGTTTACAAAAAACCATTGCTGAAAAATCTAAGGAACAAATGCAAAAAGTTTGGAATGAACAGTTAAAAGTATTTGACGAAGCTATACCAACTTTAATTCCTGGATTTAATGAAACTGTTGCTAAAGATATTCGTGAATTTGCAATCAAAGAAGGAATCGATGAAAAAGTATTAGATACTATTATTGATCCTAATATAGTTAAGTTTGTTAATGATTATAGAATATTAAAGCAAGGATTAAATAAAGGTGCTGCTAAAAGAAAAGTAACACCAACGAAATCTGTTCCTGTTAAAAAGTCTAAACCTGCAAAGCAGAAAAAATTAAATGCTGAGCAAGATTTAAGGAAAAGAGCTTTAAGTCCAAATTCATCAAAAGCAGATCAAGATGCTTTTTTAAGAAGTTATGCTGAGCGGTCACTATCTAATATTTAATCTTAGGAGAATTAAGATATGACTAATTTATTAGCTGTTCGCGCTACCGGAGGCCCAGGTGGACCATCACGTGGCGCAGGTGCTAACGTCTCACAGAGAGAAGACCTAGCGAACTTTATAACAATGATTACCAGAGATGAGACTCCGTTCACATCGGATATTGGTAAAGCAACTGCAACTGCTATTTATCACGAATGGCAAACAGATACACTTGAAGCTCCAGGCGATTCAAGAATCCCTGAAGGTCAAGACTTCTTAGCTCCAGCTTCTGGTGGTGCTACTGCAACTCCTACTGTAGGAAATAAGTTTGCAGAGTCAGGTCCTCAAAGAACCAGACTAGGTAACTACACACAGATTAATGGTAAAACTATTGCTGTGTCTGGTACAAGAAGAGCTGTTGATCAAGCTGGCGTAGCTGACGAATATGCGTACCAACTTAAAAAGCGTGGTACTGAATTACGTAGAGACGTTGAATTTGATATGATTCACGGTTACAACGAATCTGCTGCTATTTCTGCAAAGAATGGTGATGCAAGAACCGCAGGTGGTTATCAAGCGTTTATCAATAGTACTTCTACATGTACATATGTAGGTGAGTTTACACAACCTTCTACAGGTACAGGAAGTCTTGTTGATAATCAAGGTACTACTATTCCAAGAGCAACTATTGCTCCTTCAAGTTCTGCCGCTCCAGCAAGAGGAAGTTTAGCTCTTACTGATATTGATTCTGTTATGCAGAAGATTTATGAGCAAGGTGGTAAAGCTACAAAGATCATGGTATCACCAAAGATCAGAAGAGATTTTTCTGACCTTATGGTTAGTGATACAGGTGTAGTTAGAAACATTGATGCAGGTGGTCAATTAAGACAATCTGTTGATGTGTATATGTCAGACTTTGGTGAAATTATGGTTATGCCTAATTATATCATGGGTCTGTCTAACGTAATTGATAATATGCTTGGACATAACCATGCTTCTACAAAGTTTACCTCATCAGGTAGACCAGACATGGCTAACTTCTCAGCATTGATCTATGATCCAATGTGGTTTGCTACTGCGTACTTAAGACCTCTACAAGAGGTTGACGTAGGCCAACAAGGTGACTCAACCAAAGGTATGATGGTTGAAGAATGTACTCTTGAAGTGCGTAATCCATTAGGATGTGGAGCAATCTACGGTCTTAATTAATATCATTAGGGGAGACTTTAATTAGTCTCCTCTTTTTATTGGGAGATAAATATGCCAACTAAAGATCCAAAACTTACATTAGCACCAAGACCAGTTATGTTACCGCCTAAAGGCGCTGGCTATATGATAGTTAATGGTAAGAAAGTTTATACTGGAAGAAATTGGGGAAAAATGTATAAAGAAGCCGGCGGTAAAATATCAAAGTATTATGCTGATGGTGGTATGGTTATTACAGGGAGAGATTAATGCCAAAAGTAGGTAAAACAAAATTTAGTTATAAAAAGAAAGGTGGTTATGCAAGTGACGCACAAAGAAAAGCTATTCATGCTTCTAAAGCAGAATATAAGATGGGTGGTGGAAAAATGATGAGTCCTAAAAAAATGACTATGACAACTTCTAGATATTATGAAGATGGTGGTAAAGTCATGACTGGAAGAGCAGAATTAACCGCAGCTCAAAAGAATTTACCTGAAATGTTACAAAAGAAAATCTTAGCTTCTAAAAAGAAGAAGATGAAAAAAGATGCCTGATCCTAAAGTTGGAACAGGAAAGAAACCTAAAGGCTCTGGACGGCGTCTTTACACGGATGAAAACCCTAAGGATACTGTTAGAATCAAATTCGCAACTCCATCTGACGCCAGAGCAACAGTTGCAAAGGTTAAAAGGATCAATAAACCTTTTGCAAGAAAAATTCAAATCCTTACC